AGATTTTAAACCTATATATTCTGAAAACTGGCCCGAACTGGCGGTAACTGGTCACGATTTGCCGCGATTGGAAACAACCGTTACGAACGGTTCAAAATCGTTTGAAACTGATATTGGGGATTTTGCAAAACAGGTACTTGGCGTGGACCTTATGCCTTGGCAGTTACGAATTTTGCGCGGTTTAACAAGCCAGGACGACAACGGCGATTACTTACATCGTGTTGGGCTTGTGTCTGTTGCACGGCAGAACGGTAAAACGGTTGCTATTGCGGCGTTGGTGGGTTGGTGGCTTACTACGCAGGGAAAGGCAAGGGGTAAACCCCAAACGGTTATTACTGTTGCCCACAAATTGGATTTGGCTACGGCGCTTTATACATACCTTGCCCCAATTTTAGAAGTTAAGTTTGGGGCGTCGGTTAGTTGGTCCTACGGGCGCATGGTGCTAACAATGCCTGATAATTCGGTTTGGTTCCCCAGGGCTGCAACCCCCGCCGCAGGCCACGGCTACAGCGTTGACCTAATTATTGCCGATGAGGTTTGGGATATTAGCGAAGCCGCCATAGACGAAGGTTTACTACCGTCGCAACGTGCCCGTAAAAACCCTTTGTTCGTAATGATGTCAACCGCAGGTACTCAAGATAGTAAAGCCATGTTGCGTTGGCGTGAACAAGGATTACGGGCCATAGATAGCGGCGAACAAACTAAACTTTACTTTGCCGAATACAGCCCCCCGCCAAATAGTGATTTGATGACACCTACCGCCTGGGCATACGCAAACCCAGCCCTAGGCCATACCTTAGAAATGGACGTAATACAAGCCGAAAGCGAAGCCCCTAACCGCAACGCCTTTTTACGTGCGTCGGTCAACACCTGGACCGCTACCCAACATGGTTGGCTAGAACCTGGCGTATTTGAAGCCCTAAAAAGTGATGACTCAATACCCCCAGGCGGCATACTGGCAATAGAAGTAGATAACGAAGGCGCTTTATATGTTGGCGTACGGGCCGTACAAGTAGGGCTAAAAACGGCTGTAACTGTTGCGTTTGTTGCAGGAACTTTAGCCGAAACTTGGCGCCTAGTTCAAAACGAAATAGCCGCCGGACCAACACTACGTTTAGCAATAACGCCAGGCCTAGAAATACATTTACCGCCCAATATGGAACGACGTAAAACCATTGTTGGATACCGCGAATTATTGAAATGGACAGCGCCAGTTAAAAACATGATTACCGAAAACCGTATATATCATCACGGCGAAAATCAGTTAATAGAACACGTAGAACGGGCCGTACTTATCAAACACCAAGGCAGCGTTGCTTTATCGTCTACGCGTAGCCCTGGACCAATTACCTTGGCGCGTTGCATGGTTTGGGCAGCCGCTTTAGCATCTAGGCCACAACTAGTTGGCAAACCGCTAGTAGTTACGCTAAACCGCTAATATCGTGTTGGCACTGTCTACGACGGCTTACCTTTTCGTCGGGAAAAGAATAGACCGCTTCACCGTGGGCAGTGCCACCAAACTTTTAACAGATATGGCAGACTAAACGCATGGCGTTATTTAACAAGGTAAACAAGGCCGCTATTGGTACCACCGTAAAAGCGGCGGCTACAGGTTCAAACCTTGGCGCGTCACAACTTGATAACTTTTACGCGTTTACACAAGGCAATAACCGCCAACGCGCTATGGCTGTACCTGCCATTACTAGGGCCCGCGATTTGTTGGCGTCAGTTATTGGCTGTGTGCCAATTTCAATGTATAACGAAATGTGGAACCCTGTAACCCGCGAACTTGAACAAATCCAAATCGCCCCGCGCGCTTGGACACGTCAATTAGACCCGTCGTTACCAAACAGCACAACGCTTGCTTGGTTATTTGACGATTTATTTTTTACGCAACGCGCTTTTTTATACATTACAGAACGTAGCAGCGACGGATACCCAAAAAGTTTTCAACGTATGCCTAGCGCCATGGTTTTAACACAGGACCAGGCAGGACCCGTTTTTTTTGCGCCGTCTAAACAAATAACGTTTAGCGGTTTGCCGATTGACCACCGCGACGTAGTGCAATTCATTAGCCCTATTCAAGGTTTGCTATTTACTAGCCCTAACGCTATTTTGACGTCGCTTAAACTTGAACAGGCCCGCCTACGTAATAGTTCTAGCCTTTTGCCTACTGGAGTATTGCGCCAAGTTGCGGGCGAGCCGCTTTCAGAAACCGAATTACAGCAATTAGGCCAGTCTTTTGAAGCGGCGCGTTTAAATAATTCTGTAGCAGTTTTAAACGAATACGTAACTTACACAGAAACCAATAGCGACGCTAGTAAACAAATGTTAGTAGCCGCATCGGAATACCAAGCGTTAGAAATTGCGCGTTTGGCAAATTGCCCGCCATACCTTTTAGGCGTTGCTACAGGTTCGTACAGTTATCAAAACTCAACCCAAGCCCGCCAAGATTTGTATATGTTTGGCGCCAAATTGTTTATGGATTGTATTGCCGAAACGTTGTCAATGGGTAACGTTTTGCCGCGTGGTACCTACTGCAAATTTGATATTGACGATTACCTAAGCGAAACCTATTTATCAGAAAATCACACACCCGCAGAAGTAAGCGAAGTAGGAGTTATGCCAAATGCTTAAATTAACCCAACAAGAATTAACGTTAGACGCCGCAGGACCTAACGGTATGCCACGCCGCACCCTGGCAGGTTTGGCACTTCCCTATAATGTTGAAGCAACAGTAAACGACGGCACAAAAGTAATGTTTATGCCAGGCAGTTTAAATAGCGGCGGCAAAATGCCAAAACTTTACCTAGGACACGACAGCACCCAGGCCGTAGGACTTGTAACCGCCATGGTAGATACCCCAGGCGGCATGATGTACGAAGCCCGCATATCTGAAACCACGTTAGGTAACGAAGCCTTGGTATTGGCAGCCGACGGCGTACTAGACGCCGTATCTGTAGGCGTTAACCCAACCCGTTTTAGTTACGACGAAAAAGGCACAATGATTATTGAAATGGCAGACTGGCAAGAACTTTCGCTAGTGCCGTTTGGCGCTTTTGCTGGCGCGTCAGTAGACCGCGTAGCCGCGTCGCAGGGTATCCCACAAGAAGCCGAAGAAATAGATAATATTGAAACCGAAACACCTAACGAGGAGTTAGACACCATGACACAGCCAACAGAAACCCCACAAGTTATTGAAGCCGCAAGCGTAGCCCCAATCGTTTACGCGCAGCCACGTACTTTCAAATTGCCAAGCGCTGGCGAATTTATTGCAGCATCTTTGCAAGGCGGCACCGTACTTGCAGAAATGAACGCACGCGTACAAGCCGCAGCGCCAAACATTACTACAGCCGATACCCCAGGTATCTTGCCTGAAATTATTACTGGAACTGTTTACGACTCACTAAATCCAATTCGCCCGTTTGTGTCGGCTATTGGAACTCTTGCTATGCCGCAGAGTGGTGCAACATTTCGCCGCCCAAAAATTACTGTACGACCAGTCGTAACACAGCAACCAACAGGTCAACTAAACCAACTTGACCCGTCAACTGTCACCGTTGCAAATAACAACGTTAACAAATTGACTTTTGGTACTTTCGTTACAATGTCTGAACAAGATTTGGACTGGACAGACCCAGCAAGTATCAACATTGTTCTAAATCAGTTGGCTATTGCATACGGACAAGCAACAAACAATTACGCCGTAGATACTTGCCATGCAGCAATTACGCAAACTAGCGCAGTTGCCGACACAACAGACCCAGCCGATTGGATTGCCGCTATTTACGAAGGCGCCCGCCAAATTTCGTTGAATAGCAACTACCTACCTACTCATATGGTTGTAACACCTGGTACGTGGGCTGCGTTGGGTTCTTTGGTTGACAGCACAGGCCGCCCAGTATTTCCACAAATTGGGGCTATGAACGCACCAGGTCAGTTGTCGGCTGCTAATTGGAACGGCAACCCGCTTGGCCTTGTGTTGGTAGTTGACAAGGATACCCCAGGTTCATTTATGGGCCACGCTGCCGGACCTGCCGCAGGTTTTGAATTCTACGAACAGCAAAAGGGCGCAATTTCTGTAGACGTACCTAGCACCCTGGGCCGCACTATTGCGTACCGTGGTTATGCAGCGTCGTTTATGGCAGACGCTACAAAATTCGTTAAGTTCGTCTAACCGAAAGGCGGCCTAACCGCCATGACGCAGGTATACCAAGTAGCGAATAAAACGCTACTAGACAACTACGCAGTTTTAGAAACGCTCACACCTAACGAAGTGTACGTAGGCGCGTCTATTATTGTCGCAGGCGTTGACGCAACATTTAACGGCACCGTTACAGTTTTAGCGGTACCCGAATTTTTGTTTGTCGGCGTTGACGAATACGGCGATTTACTTTATAACGAACAAGTACCAGTACCCTTTCAAATTTTGTATGCAAAAACAGCGGCAGACGTTACACGTACGGCGGCAACGGGAACCGTAACGCTTGGTACTGTGGTT